TTTTGCTTGCCAAGGAGCTAGGATCGAGATCATAGAGGGCTATCCTTGCGGTAGCCTCCATGTCCCATTCCTGCAATTGGAACGACCAATCCCACCCACTTACGTCGGTGGCTGCTGGGTTTTTCATTTCTTTGACACGCCTAATGATCGTTTCACCATCAGTCTCCAATCCATGTCCCATTCCGGCTATCGAAGGACAGGTCCTGAACTTAGCCACTTCGGCCTTGTTCTGGTCTCTGTACAACATCTTGCCAAAAATGGTAGATATCATGGAGGAAGCAGATATCAAACGCCAGCGGCGCTGTTTTATCTTTTTCTGAGGGTGAGGTTCTCCTTTTACCATTACTCTTTGGGGGCAGGAAAACGCGCTATTAAGCAACGCTTCGTCTGAATACTCCTCGAAGTTCTGGGAGATGGCGTTTTGGGCCACCCACAAGGTCAAGTAGAATATGTGCAACAAATCTGTGTCTAGGGCTTCCTTGACGGAGCCGTATTCAAGATTCAAGACAGAGCCGGCGCCAGCCGACTCGTTCAAGTTGTTGATCACATCATTGAAGTTATCCTTGAAAAGGGGAAACACGATGGGGTCATCGATAAGTTGGTAGCCCTCGGGGACTACTTTCCTCTTGTTGAGTGCCTCAAGCCACGGCCTCGGCCGCGTCCCCGGATACTCCCTCTTGACCCTCTGGATATACTCATCCTTCTGGGTTTCGGTGTACGGTTCTCCAACGATGCGTCTGCCTGACTGGAATCTGAAAGACTCGTAGCAGGCTCGGCGATCGGTGTTTGGGGGGCCGTAGTCTCTGAGGTAGCTTGGTTCTTGTTGCGCTTGCGGACTTTCTGTCTCTTGCGTTTCAATCGCCTTCTTAATCGCTTCTCGGATTCTTGGGTCCCTACTGAAGGAGGGGGGGGTGGCAACGTTGCCGACGTGGTGGAACATGTCGGTGTTGGGAGGCTGGGGTTCTTGGACTCCAACATCGTCTTGATCAAGTCTACCCTCGTTAATAGGGCGTGGCTCAATCCACTCAAAGTTTGCCAGGACTTGGTATCGACGAACTGCCCGGTGGAGCTCGTCTGCCGAAAATCATTGGTTTCCGGTCTTTTGGTATCCCCCTCCTGTTCAAGGGCCCGTTTGAGGGGCTTTTCCTGAGTTGGGGCCCTCGTCACACTCTTCGACGCCAACGGTTTCACCGGGGTGAAAGGCGTTGCCTCGGCACTAAGTACCAGAGGCGCTGCGCTCTCCAAGGTGGGGTCGGCGGTCTCTTCTTCCAGGGGCGTTTCCTCGACTGAGGTCGCCTCACTTTCAGTGCTTTCCTCCACATCCAGGGGCATTTCCTCGGGGGAGGTTGCCACGCTTTCTGCGGGTTCTTGCATAGGCGCCTTCGCATCTCCTTTATTGGAGGATGCTACAGCTGCCTTAATGTCAGCCAATAGGCGCAGGCACTCTTGCACTACGAGATTCTCGCATAGCGAGAACTCCAGTTCAGTTCTTTCCGCTTCAGACGAATCCGTGTCAGCGCTCGCTAGGAGCTCTTCCACATATTCTTCTTCGTCAAAATCATCCTCTTCATCATCGGAAACCAAACTGGGTGGTGCTTCTTCGCTTTCGACGTTAGTCGTTGGCGTGTCCGCATTCTCCGGTGTGTCCGGTGTTATCGAGGGGATTGTGCTTGCTTCAATTTCGTTCGGGTAGAACAGGTCCATTTCAGCTGTAAGGGGAGGGGGGGTGTGAGTTGGCTTCACCCAGATCGACCGCAACTTGTGCCACAGCCAGGGGGTTGTGGTGGTGCAGTTTCCGTCCATCGGGCTAGCGTTTTGAGAGCTGGTCCAATGGGGCGAACTGGGTGTAG